CGCCGCCATTCTATTTCAGAGTCAGCTGAAGCACGCAGTCGCGATTTTTCGGCTTCTGCCAACGCAATAATTTCCTCTTCAGTTGGTTCGGGAATATCTATCCATTCAGGTAAACCATCAGAATTAGGAGCGCGTAATTTTCCGTTAGGTGATTCTCCGGCAAACTCAACGAATACGGAATAGTCTACTTCAACGGCATCGTCAGGCCAGCTACCTGCATTTTCATAAATACTTTTTAGCTCATCAGCGTAGAACGCATTTTCTTTTGCAGAATAAAACATATTAATCACCATCCAATCGCGAAAACTCTAAAGCCACCGTAGCCAGCACATGTAATCTGAGTTCTTGTTACCGTCGTATAGTATGATCGGCCCACCGCTAAGCTATATGCGGCTGTAGAACTCAAATCAACTGCCCCAGTTGATACATCACTAAATAACGGAATCATGCACTCATTTGGGAATGCAATAGGGAAATTCGCAGTTACTGGTGTCACATAATCAGTTGTAGCAGCACCAAACCACTGCAATATGATCACCCGTTCTTTCCCGGCGACCATTGCCGGGATAGTCATATAGCCTGTAGAGCCGGTCACACACACCGCTGCGCCTAATTTTGCTCCCTCTCCCAAACCAAGGTATGCGAGAAGACCAGCTACATCCTTTCCACTCAAATTGGTAAGCGTATTGTCCAGCGGTTGTTTACCTGCCAGCGCATTAAGCATTGTCGTGGCAAAGTTCGGATCATTCCCCAGTGCCGCCGCCAGTTCGTTCAGTGTATCCAGTGCCGCAGGTGCAGAACCCACCATTGCTGCAATCGCTGATTTCACAAAAGCTGTAGTGGCAATCTGTGTATTGTTGACCGACTGTGCCGCAGTAGGTGCTGTTGGCGTTCCGGTGAGTGCCGGACTCGACAGCGGTGCTTTTAGTGCCAGCGCATTGTTAATGGTGGTGCTGAATTTCGGGTCATTGTTAATGGCTGCGGCAATTTCTTTCAGTGTGTCCAGCGTGGCTGGCGCACCGTTAATCAGAGCAGTAATAGCGGCCTGAACAAACTCAGTGGTCGCAATCCGCGTGGTGTTATTTCCTGCTGCAGGCGTCGGCGCTTTTGGTTCTCCGGTAAATGTCGGATTATGTTTCTGCGCATACTGGGTATGAGGATCTTGTGCGGCAAGATGTTTTGCCATCAGGTCATCCACGTACACCTTCAGCTCCAGTGCCTTGTCATCCACATACTTGCGGGTTGCCAGCACTACAGCAGGGTCGATTTTCAGGGTGATATTGTCCGTACTGCTGGTAATCAGCACCATGCGCACGGTCTGGGTGCGCCCGCTGCCTTCAGCCAGTTGCGGCTTATAGCTTTCCGGGCAGTTGCCCACGGCAATCAATGCCCCGGACTCATCAAACAGGCCCACTTCACGTATCCACCAACCGCCCTCGTTTTCAGGGATCACCTGTTCAGCAATAATCTGGCTGCTGTTCTGCGGGTCGATATAAAGCATATTCAGCGCAGCCCGGCGTTTCTCATTTACCAGTGCCGTCTGCTTTGCGTCCGGCGTTGGCAATACTCCGCCGCCATCGCCCACCGCCATATGGGTAATTTTTAGCGGCACACCGAGCGCGGCGGCGCTGGCAAGTTTCGCCGCGCCAATATCCGTCAGCAGGGTATAAAATTTTGTGCTCATGGATTCACTCTCATTGTGTCAATAACATGGACCGCCCCACCTTCATGCGCGGTGCCACCGGAAATAATCGTTTCGTTGATATACGGATAGATCGTGATTTCTTCGCCAAGATAGCTGGCGGCTCCCACCCAATGCGGGCCGCTGGTCTGCAGATTGATGGACATGCCGATCATGTGACGGCTACATGGTTTGGCATCACTTATCAGTCGCTCAAGTTCCAGATAGGTATCTTCAGTTATGCCCTGGTCCTGCACGCCGATATCCAGGCGAAACGTGCCCGGTGCCTCTCCGGTCTGCCACCACTCAATAATGCGGATCAGAAAGCCGAACGGCTCCACCACCCGCCGCACGGCACTGGTGGTCCCTTTATGCTGATGAATATAAAAAGCATCCTTCACCACCTGGCGCTTGACGCTTTCTGTCCAGCCCTCATCCCAGCGATCCACAGAGAACGCCCAGGCGAGATAAGGCAGGAAACTGACCGGACAGGTTGCCGGATTCCACAAGTCACGCAGCGGCACCTGCAGATCAGAAATCCCACTGCAGGTTTGCGCCAGTCGTCGCTCCAGTGAAGTTGAACCCGGTGGCAGCAGACTATTCATCCGTTCCTCCGTTGGTCACGCTCCACTGCGTACATGATGCCGCCTGTGTTTTGTTCAGGACCACATCCGCCAGAGGGGAAGCCAGCTCCACACGCTGCACACCCTCAACATGCAGGGCGGCAAAGATGGCGCTACGGCGAATATCCCGACCAAGACGCGTCTGACTGGCGATGTACTTCTGCAGGCTGGCTTTTGCCGCTGCCATTACCGGCTCTGCTTCCGGTCCCGGATAAAGAAAAATGGTGGCTTCCACTCGGTACGGGATGATTTCTGCGCTGCGAACCGTCAGACGGTCAGCCACCGGGCGGACGTTCTCACTGTTCAGGGCGTTCTCCACCACATCCAGCAAGTCTTTTTCTGCAGTTCCGTCGCCTTCGCGGCTAAGGACAGTCAGCACCACCTCTGCAGGTGCCGGGCTGGTTGCACTGGCATCCGCCACCCGACCGTCGGCGCTTCGGGCATGAAATTCATAAGCGGCAGTTGGCCCCGCAACCGAAAGCCCTTCAAAGGCTGCAGGCACACGCAGGCGTAACGCTTCATCGCTTTCCATCACAGCCGCAACGGGCGGCACAGCGTCATTATCAGCAGGCGTCACCGTCAGGCGTTTCACGTTGTAGTTGGCAGCGAGCTGGTCAAGATCGCCGCCCATCGCGTAAGCCACCATCACCGCCTGCGCGGCTTCGTTAATGCGCTGGCGCAGAAGCAACTCACGGTAAGCGTTCTCCTGCAACAATTTGGTGACTGGTTCAGATTCCAGTTCCAGCGTGCGGATCACTGCTTCCTGCTCATCTTTCGGATGAAGCGCCACAAATTCGGCCTTGCGTTCGGCAAGCAACGTCTCAAAGTCCGGCACATCGACAATCTGCGGCGCAGGCAACTGCGAAAGGTCAATCACTGCCATTCTCTGCTCCTGTTGATACGGAAAGGGAAACAGGCACACCGTTATTACGCCGCCCAGTCAGTCCCACCACCATTGAACCGTCAAAATTGCTGTTAATGGTGATGGAATCCAGCGTCAGCCGTGGCTCCCAGCGACTCAGCGCCACATACACTGCCGACATGACCTGCAGGCGTAACGCCGGATTTTGTGGCTGGTCTATCAGTGCCGACAGCAGGGAACCATATTCACGGCGAGCAATGCGGCTACCCTGCGGCGTCAGCAGAATGTCCCGCACCGACTGGCGCAGATGGTCAATATCAGTAATGGCTTTGCCGCTGGTATTGTTCATCCCGCTATAAAGCGTCATACCGGGCCTCCGGTTGTATCGCCGCCTTTCAGGACGCCAGTATGCTGATGCGCATCAACCACGATCCCGTTAGAACTCATCGCTCCGCCGCCCTGGGTAACGCCACCATTGATCACCACTTCGCTGTTAATGCGCGTGCGGTCAGCCTCCAGTACAAACTCACTGGTTTTCAGGGTGATGTTGTCAGCGGCCTCAATGACCATTGATTTGATGCCCCTGACATACCAGCGCCCGGTGGCGGGTTCGTATTCAAACCAGCCACCGTCAGGATGTTCTGTCACGCAGGCGTCCGCCGACGTCGACGGTGGTGCGAACTGATTCGAATAGACAGCGGGCAGCGCAAAGGCGGTCTCCAGATTGCCGCCCAGACTCAGCAACACCACCTGCTCACCTTCCGATGGTTTCCACCATGTGCGGGCATTACCCGCGCGCAGCGTCAGCCAGTTAATCCAGTTGGTTTCAAGGTCGCCCGTTTTCACCCGACAAAGCCAGTTTTCCCGGTCCACTTCGGTGACTACCCCAGTGCGGATCAGGTTGGTGATAAGGCGCATGATTTCGGTTAATTGTGCGTTCATAGGGAAAGGTTGCCATCAGGGGAAGAAAGGCGGCAGTGCTGCAACTTGTATCAGTGCTGATACAAAGATCACCCCGCCAGCCATTGCAGAATCATGTCGCGGGTCATTGCCTCAACATCATCATTTACGCCCAGAAGACGACGCTCTGCGTAACGGACCTCAGGTCCTTTGCGACTAACGCGATCACGCAGGCCGTAATGGTGAACGCGGGCAATACGCTGCACCTTACCTTCAAACTGCACGCTGGCAGAATCCGTGCTGGCGGCGGTTTTCAGGTATTTTTTGGTGCGAAGTTTTGTAAACATCTGCCGTTTGATGCGGCCTTTTTTACTGCGTGCTGTTACTCGCCTCGGTTCATAGCTGCTGCCATCAGGATTGCGTTGCATCCTGATGTTCTGCTGCTGTGCCCGGCGCAGTTCCTGCGCCAGCTGGCGCATCATGCGGCTTCTGGCGGCTGGCTCCAGATTCGCCAGCAAAGCACTCAGCCAGTCGTCCACCTTCTGCAGTTCAGCCACGTTTCACCGTCCACATTTCTTCAGGTTCATCGGGTTCTGCTACAGCTTCAACGCTCGACACACTGCCGTCAGTGCTGACCAGCACACGCTCCGTCAGTTGCAGGTTAAGGCTGATATCACAGACATCGTTGCGCAGAATATCCACCTCAAAGGTGAATAGTTTTTCCCGTAACGCCGGATTATTGATGGCATCGGGCTGGTTATCCCGCAGCCACAGCAAAACCGGGGCCATCAGCAGATTCTGGTCCCCGCTGAAATCCTCAATCACCGCGTTCAGGGTGTAACGGTACTCCCATGACATGGAGCCGGCCCCCGTGGCAACCAGCGAACCGTTATCCACAAACAGATGCAGTTTGTCCGGGTTATTGCGGACATAAGGCACCGCTTTATTGAGGGCGTGGCGCAGGGATTGTGGTTTGTTCACTGTTTCGCTCCTGACACGCAATAATCATGTCCACTTTGTCTGCACAGACCGCCCAGGCGGCCTCCGTTTCATCCAGCAACGCGTTCAGATCACCGTTAGTGCGCGGCGCTGCCTGATCCAGCCGACACGGCGTCACTCGCGGACAACCACTGACGGTAAGCTGCACCTCCTGTGAGCGTCGGACGTTCCCGCAGCCGGATAATGTCAGCAGGCAAAGGAGTATCAGCCCAGCGGCGTAAATCCTCGTTCTCACGTTTCAGTTCCTCTATCCGGTGTTGTCGTTGTCTCAGCAGCGCGCTGGTCTGTTCTGCTTCGGCATAGAGCCGCGCCTGCTCCCGGTTATTGGTTTCAGTCAGAATGGACAGGCTGATAAGCTGGCTGTTGCTCTTTGCCAGTGCCTGGCTTTTGCTCTGTAGCTCGTCTGCCTGCGTGCTGATGGTCTGGCTGGCATCAGCCAGCCGCCACGTCTGCCAGCCCAGCGCCGCCAGTAATAACGCCAGCATAACCAGCAGCAACCGGTTCATGCTGCTACCTGTTGCGCCATCTGATTACGGGTGATCCAGAAGGCAATAACGGTCAGCAGATAAAAGACCAGGGTAATAGCCCACCCCGTCCAGGCGAGACTTACGACAATCAGCAATCGCATCACCCAGCTGATAAATACGTTTTCTTTTCGGGTAATGGTCTTCAGCAAAGATGCCCTCAACTCCTGCCAGAGCGGGCCATTCTTAATTAACGCAGCCAGTGCTACCGGAATTACCGCCCATGTCAGTAAACAGGCTACCCAAACGCCGTACGCTGCCAGTACCGGAAAAATCCCCTGGGGATACACCATTGCTGTGATTAACAGCGCCATCCATAACATCAGAAACAGCCCGCTGATTAATTTCTTTTTCATTTCAGTTTGCTCCCTGTAAACACCAGGCCATCTCCCGCGCACGGCGGTTATCCAGCCCCTGATTAAACACACCTTTCACATAAACCCAGCGCGGCAACTGTCGGCACGCATCCGCCCAGCGCCGCTGATTGAGTAATTTCACCAGCGTGGAACTGCAGGCATTGCCCGTTCCCACGTTGAAGGCAAACGACACCGCAGCGTCATATACCTTCTGCGGCGGCTGTTGTTTCACACACCTTTCCAGCGCCCGCTCCACACGCAGCACGTTGGAAATCAGTCCTTCTGCTGCCTGTCGTTCCGTAATGGTTTTGCCGGGAATGACGCCTGACGTGTTACCAATGCCGTCGGTCCAGACGCCCGCGCTGCACTGATACGGCTGCAGACGACAGCCTTCGTAATCGGCAATCAGTTTCAGCCCCTCCACGGAGGTGTGAAGCTGCTGAAACCCCGGCAGCGTGGCAGCAATAGCCAGCACGGCCCCGACAAGGCAGCGTTTAACGATTGATGGATTCATAGTCCTCCCGCGAGATCTGCCCGTCGCGCAGAAGCTGGTAGGCTTTGTGTTTGTAGTACCAGTTGATAGCCAGCATCAGCACACCAATCATCAGGCCGCCCAGCGTTGAGGCATCCTTGATGGACAAATCGCCCAGCCAGGCCAGCACAACGGCGATGCAGTACGTGATAAAGGCGCTGATTCGCTCAAGCGTCATAATTCAGTCCCATAGCTGGACGGTCTGCACGGTGGTGGTGGTCGGAATGTCCGGCAGCTCCACCTGCAGCCCGTGAGGTAAAAAGGGGCCATATTCGGCAAGCCCCGGATTTGCCTTCAGTACCTGCTCCGTGACACCCTGCGTGCGCCCGTAATGACGCCAGCAAAGCGCGTCCACCGTGTCATACTGATGCGCACGCACTTTCATCAGATAAGCTCCACTGTGCAGTGCGGCGCATCCTGCACCCGGCTGATGGCCCAGCGGGCGTCACGCCACAAATCACCGCTGGATTCCGCCAGTTCCTCGCCTCGCTTCACACCGGATGCCGTGGCGTCATAGTCCTGGTATCGTTCGTTGAGCATGGCGCGTGCCCAGCAGTAAACCGCGTTGAAATAGTGCTGAATGCGCTCACTTTTGCCGTCCAGCTGTTCCGCCGGAACCTCAGCCAGCGACACATACCCCAGCATCTGCTGACGTCTGCGAAACTCATACAGCTCTGCGTTGACCTCCGAAATTGCCGACAGCGCAACCTGCTTTAAACGCGGCTGCGTCACCGTGCCGTCAGTGCGCATGACACTGCGAAACTCCGACAGGTCCACATCAGGCCAGAACGGCGTATTTCTGATGATTTCCGCCTGTTCCGGTGCCTGTTCTGGCGCAACAAACTTCATGCTGCTTTCTCCTGAAATAAAGGGCGGTGGACGGGGTTTTGATGTGGCAGTGCCTTTCGCCACCCCGTGCCGCCCGTGCGCGGGGGCACGTTCTGTCAGCGGCTGTCATTGCGCAGTCTGCGCTCCAGCTGCTGTTTGTCTTTTTTCACGCCACAGCGGGGATCGAGCTGTAACGCATGGTTGAGATGATTAAGGGCGGAAGCCGGATTGCTTTCACTCAGAACAGCGCCAATCGCTTTATGCAGACGCGCCCGTGACTGGTCCGGCATATCCAGACCGTCTGTCAGCTCCAGCGTCTGCAGCAACAGATCGGCATCAAAGCCGGTGGCGGCAAGCATTGCGCTCTGCGCTGCATCTGCCATTTCCTCTGCCAGCACGGTCTGCACATTGCGGTTACCCAGTGGCATCACCCAGCCATGACGCAGGGCATGACGCCCGATCTCCAGCGCCCCGGCATAATCTCCGGCATCAATGCGCCACAGCATCACGTACATCAGCACGTCATCCTGTTGAGTGCCTCCGGCAGCCAGGACACCCTCTGCCCAGGCAGCGTATTTCGGCAGCAGCTCCACCTTGATTTCCGCTTTTTTGACCGTGGACTGAACGCCCTTGAGACGGCGGCGGTCTTCCGCCAGTTGCAGCAGCATCAGGTCATAGCCCGACGCGTGGCGAACACTGCCGCCCTCGCGGGCGGCCTGTTCAGCCTGAACGCGCAGGCGATGCTGCCGTGCGGGACTCAGGCTCATGAATTACGCTCCGGTTTCTGCTGCGGCGGCGCTGAAGTCGCCAATCTGGATGTTTTCCACCAGTGCGGCACAGCGGTAGTCCTCAACCACATAGGCTTCGTTAACGGATTCAAAGTTTTCAATCCGGTCACGTTTCGGGTTGTCGATAACTGAACGGCGGCGGGTGTCTTCCTGCCAGTAGATGGACAGGTTATCCAGACGGGTAATCAGCAGTGCATTCGGCGGGAAGAACGGCGCACGCACGGCCTGCAGGCCCCCCATGCGTTTCTGGCTGATGATCATATCGGCAGCCAGTTTTTCACTGTTTTCCTGCTCTTTGTTGACCAGCGGGAAATACTTGTCAGACAGCAGTTCACGACCGCAAATCACCACCAGATCGTCATCGTCCTGGTAGACCACGTCGATAAGCTCATTGACGGCATCCATCACCACGGCGTCCAGGTTGGCATATTCGCCACCTTTCCCGACTTTCACTGCGCCCGGTGTGGTTTCACCGCCCGTGGTGGTGCTGCCCATGACGTGATCCGGTGCATCCTCACGGATTTTCTGCAGCCAGCCTTTATTCACATCCTGCAGTAGCGGGCTTTCGCTACGGTTGGAGGTTTTCGCACGCTTCACGCCGTTAAAGCCGATCATGATGCGGTCCAGTGCCTGACGTTTCACGATGGCGTCACGGATACGCACCTGAAAATCCTGAAATTTCGCCCACAGGTCCAGCTTCGCGTAGGTCAGCACCGTGTCAAAGTTGGTCTGCTCGCATTTATATTCCACATCGACCATCAGCGTCGGATCGACAGGTTCACGCTCTTTCGCGGTGGTATCAGTGGTTCCGGCAATGGTGCTGCCAACTCCCAACCCCAGCAGCTGACCGGACTGCTCAGTCACTGGCGTGACGTTAATCAGCGTCAGGAAAGCGGCGGACTGCTGGATCTGGTCTTCCAATGTCTGCTGCACGGACGGCTCTACGGTGAACTTGCTGGACAGTTCTTCAACTGCCACACCGTTCAGACGCGCCAGCTGCTGCAGGTAAGCGTTAAAAGCAAAGCGGGTATTCTTCTTCATCGGGTTTTGTGCTCCATCAGCAATTGGTCAGAGTGTCAGCGGGGGCGTTACCGCCTGTTGCACGCTGGCGGTAGTCCTGGCGGCTGTCTTCATGACTCAGCTTATTCACCAGTTCGTTAAAGGCGGTCTGCTGTGCCTGCAGGGCAGTCTCCAGCTCAGACAGACGTTCTTCCTGCTCAGACAGGGATTTTTCGGTCCGTGCGCTCAGGTTCTGCTGCTCAGTGGCGACCAGCTCCACGGCCTTATGCACATCAGAGAACCGGGCATCGTCGGACTGCTCTTTTTTGGTGAACAGCGCCGTGACGCGGGCAAACAGGGACGGCTTGTCCTCCTGGATTTCTTCCAGTTCGATCACCGTTTCCTCTGCGGCGGTAAAGAGATTGGCGGGATTCTGCTTGCGGTTTGCCAGCGGGTTATGGGCTGCACTGGCGCTGAATGTCAGCATTTCAGTGCCCAGACTGGCAGGGTCATCAGTGGCAGCCAGCCCGACCAGGTAGGCTTTGCCCGTATCAGCAAACTTTGGGCTGACTTCCATAGAGGTGAATAATTTCTGGCCTTTTTTCACCAGCTCCACCAGGGACTCTGTTGGCTCAACGTCGGCATACAGCGCCATCTTGCCTGCCAGCGGACCTTCCGTGATTTCTTCAGCAAACAGCGCCGTCACCTTGCCGTAGCGGTTAAAGGTGCTGTCCGGCAGATAAGACTTGATGTGCTCAAGGTTAATCAGCGCGGTATACACCGCCGGGTTGTAGCTGGCTGCCATCTGTTCCAGCCATTCACGCTGGATTTCGCGTCCGTCGGTGGTGGCACCTTCCACCCCGATGCGAAAACGCTTTGCTTTCACTGTCATGAGCCGTGCTCCGTTAGAAAAAACTTACTGGAGCCTTATGGTTGCGGTGATGGGGGCAGTGAAACAATGCGCGGTATTTGTACCGACAACCACACAAACCGCAGGCGGGGAAAGCCTTCATTCAAGGCTGTAGGTTTGTGCCATGAACACCACACTGACACCCGCAGATCTCGATCCCCGTCGGCAGGCCATGCTGCTGTACTTTCAGGGATACCGCGTAGCCCGCATTGCTGAAATGCTGGGCGAGAAAGTTGCAACCGTTCACAGCTGGAAAAAACGCGACAAGTGGGGTGACTATGGGCCGCTGGATCAGATGCAGCTCACCACCGCCGCACGTTACTGCCAGCTCATTATGAAGGAGCACAAAGAAGGGAAAGATTTCAAAGAAATTGATCTGCTGGCGCGCCAGTCGGAGCGCCACGCGCGGATCGGCAAGTTTAACAATGGCGGCAACGAAGCCGATTTAAACCCTAACGTCGCCAACCGCAACAAAGGCCCGCGCCGTCAGCCTGAAAAGAATGTTTTCACCAATGAACAGATTGAGAAGCTGGAAGAAATCTTCCATTCCTCCATGTTCAACTACCAGCGTCACTGGTGGGAAGCCGGAAAAACCAACCGCATCCGCAACCTGCTGAAGTCACGCCAGATCGGCGCGACCTTCTATTTTGCCCGTGAAGCCCTGATTGACGCCCTGCTAACCGGACGTAACCAGATTTTCCTTTCTGCCAGTAAGGCACAGGCGCACGTCTTTAAGCAGTACATCATCGACTTCGCCAAAGAAGTGGAAGTGGAGCTGAAAGGCGATCCGATGGTGCTTCCCAACGGGGCCACACTGTATTTCCTCGGCACCAATGCCCGCACTGCCCAGAGTTACCACGGCAACCTGTATCTGGATGAATATTTCTGGATACCGAAATTCCAAGAGCTGCGCAAAGTGGCTTCCGGTATGGCTATTCACAAAAAATGGCGACAAACCTATTTTTCCACGCCATCCAGCCTGACCCACAGTGCTTATCCGTTCTGGTCCGGTGCGCTGTTCAACCGTGGACGCAACAAAGCCGACAAGGTGGACATCGACCTGTCCCACAGCAATCTGGCCCCCGGCCTGCTGTGCGCAGACGGGCAATACCGCCAGATAGTCACCGTAGAAGATGCGGTGCGCGGCGGCTGTAACCTGTTCGACCTTGACCAGTTGCGCATGGAATACAGCCCGGACGAATACCAGAACCTGCTGATGTGTGAGTTCGTGGACGATCTCGCGTCCGTGTTCCCGCTCAGCGAGCTGCAGGCGTGCATGGTGGACAGTTGGGAAGTCTGGACCGACTTTCATGCACTGGCCCTGCGCCCGTTTGGCTGGCGCGAAGTGTGGATCGGTTATGACCCGGCAAAAGGTACGCAGAACGGCGACAGCGCCGGATGCGTGGTGGTGGCACCGCCAGCCGTGCCGGGCGGTAAGTTCCGCATTCTTGAGCGTCACCAGTGGCGCGGAATGGACTTCCGCGCCCAGGCTGACGCCATCAAAAAACTGACCGAACAGTATAACGTGACCTATATCGGCATCGACTCGACCGGCGTCGGTCACGGGGTTTACGAGAACGTGAAAGCGTTTTTTCCTGCCGTCCGGGAGTTTGTCTACAACCCCAACGTTAAAAACGCCCTGGTACTCAAGGCCTACGACATTATCAGTCACCGCCGCCTGGAATTTGACGCCGGACACACCGACATTGCGCAGTCATTCATGGCAATCCGTCGCGCCACCACCGCCAGCGGCAACCGCCCGACCTATGAAGCCAGCCGCAGCGAAGAAGCCAGCCATGCCGATCTGGCCTGGGCAACAATGCACGCACTGTTTAACGAACCGCTGCAGGGCGAGTCCGCCAATGCCAGCAATATTGTGGAGATTTTTTGATGGGAAAGAGTAAGAAGAACCGCGCTGCGTCGACGAACCAGAACCAGCATAAAAGCCAGACTTCAGCCGAAGCATTCAGCTTCGGTGATCCCGTTCCTGTTCTGGACCGCCGCGAACTGCTGGACTATGTGGAATGCGTACAGATGGATCGCTGGTATGAGCCGCCCGTCAGCTTTGACGGACTGGCACGAACCTTCCGCGCCGCCGTGCATCACAGCTCACCGATTGCGGTGAAATGCAACATTTTGACCAGCACCTACATCCCTCACCCGCTGCTCAGCCAACAGGCTTTTTCGCGTTTTGTGCAGGACTATCTGGTATTTGGTAACGCCTACCTGGAGAAACGCACGAACCGATTCGGTGAAGTTATCGCCCTTGAGCCTGCGCTGGCAAAATACACCCGACGTGGGTTAGACCTGGATACCTACTGGTTTGTGCAATACGGTATGACAACCCAGCCGTATCAGTTCACGAAAGGCAGCATTTTTCATCTGATGGAACCGGACATCAACCAGGAGATCTACGGCCTGCCAGGCTATCTTTCTGCCATTCCATCCGCCCTGCTCAACGAGTCTGCCACGCTGTTCCGCCGTAAGTATTACATCAACGGCAGCCATGCAGGCTTCATCATGTACATGACCGACGCCGCGCAGAATCAGGAGGATGTGAACAACCTCCGCAATGCGATGAAAAGCGCCAAAGGCCCTGGCAACTTCCGCAATCTGTTTATGTACTCGCCTAACGGCAAAAAAGACGGGCTTCAGATCATCCCATTGTCAGAAGTCGCGGCGAAGGATGAGTTTTTGAATATCAAAAATGTTAGTCGCGATGACATGATGGCGGCACACCGCGTGCCGCCGCAGATGATGGGGATTATGCCAAATAATGTCGGGGGATTTGGGGATGTGGAAAAGGCTAGTAAGGTATTCGTAAGAAACGAATTGATATCAATGCAAAAACGGATCAAGGAGATTAATGTCTGGTTAGGTACAGATATTATCGCATTTACAGAATATAACTTAGATATGTAATCGTCCCACAATACAAGGCAAAGAGCATACTCTTTGCCTGTAATTACAGTTATACTTTGCACCTCTTTGAATAATCTGCAATAATTTCCTCAATACCATCAAAAATAACTTTAAACTTTTCAAAACTAATTGTTTTACAATTTGCCTTTATAACCTTTGTTGAAAACACATGCTTACCATATTCTGTTTTTGTATCCGTATCATTAGATTTATTAAATGTCTTTCCATCAAGCACCGTTGATAGTATCGTGCTATCAAATAAATCCTCCATACAAGACTCTTTCCCTCCAGGAAGCAATGGTGTTAATAACAAATAGAGATTGTCAAATATGTGGGTATACCTTGCCTTACGAATAGTATCAACATCATTTGGACAATTTTTTACTTTATCCTTTAAGTGATTTAATAAATCTTTAGGGCCTGAGTCATTATCAAGAAGCATAATAACAGGGTGCTTTGGTTTAAATTTCTCGAACCTCTTTTTTTGTTCTTGGTATCTTAATATAAATCTTTTGAAGTCTGTAGCACCGCCAGAAATGTCAAGAAAATAGCTTGTTTTTTCAGTTGCTTTAAAAAAATTAACACGATACTCATTTTTAGAGCTATCATCAGAAGAATTAAACAATAAAGGATATGAATTCGCCAATGACTTCAAAGCACACTTTAAATATACACGGTCTGTTTTACCCTCAGTGAGTATTGTTGGCATTTCCATTCCATGAAAATTTTTATAGTATAGAAAATAACTGTAGGCTTTTTCTCTCGAATTCAATTTTGCAGTGTAGTTTAATCCATGATTTACACTTTGGTACTTTTCCAACTGTCTTGCGTTCTTTAGTTTTAAATTATTATATTTATCTATTGAGTCAATAAATCTAAAACGGCCTTCTAATTTAGCACATGTACCTTTTTCAATCTTTCCTGATTCAGTAACAATAACAAAAGAACCATCTTTATAAAGAGAATGAGCCATGGCACGCGTTACTTTTGCATATTCTTTGCCAACATTCACTTTTTTATTAACAGTCAACCCAGTAACATCTTGTCGTGATGTTTTATAACAAACCCTTGTCTTTTTATCATTTATTTTAAAGCCAGCCTTTATAATCTCTTTAATTAAAGTTGGACTTAGGGTTACAGACTCTCCGCCAACATCAGCAATCTCTTTTGGAAATGTTTTTTATTAGTTGAAAATGTAAGATCATCAGCATACCGTGAATAATTGCATCCGTATTTCTTTGCTAACTTTGATAATCTTATATCAAGAATTCCACTGATTAAGTTACTTATAATTGGAGAGCATGGGCTTCCTTGAGGAAGTCCATTCTGAAAACATGCAATTTGTGCGATCGTTGTAGCAACAGTATTATTTAATCTAAAATCTCTGTTTGATAAGAAAAAACCTCTAACACGTCCAAAATTAAAACTATCAAAATAATCCTCAAGATCTATATTTAGTAGTAGCGTTTTACTTCTATGCCGTTCAGCATTCGTAATAATTGACTTTTCTTTTTCAAACCCATGAGATAAAACTGGATTAATATTATTTTTTTTATAAATTTCTGCACGACATAAATATAAAACATCAGCTAATCTACGTTGAATATCTTTGAGCTTAGTGGTAGGTGCTGATATGACTCTCGGCGCTCCGTTTTTTTTAGGGATAGTAAATTGTGTATACTGCGTTTCAGCTTTTAAACGATAAATAACATCCGTAAGAAAAGCAGTTTTAAGATTCAAGATACTAGCCAAATCTTGCCTGTTAGCAGCGTTTTGTAAACGTTCTAAAATTGATAGGGGTGCCATATCTAAAAATCAACCTTGATTATCAGTTAGGGTAGGCACATGTAGGCACTCTTACGCAAAGCATAGGACAGCCCAAGAATGGCTACAAGGATGTCAGAAGGCGAATCCATCTAACATTTAGATCACTGATTGCGATACCACAACCAACAAATCTGCCTACATGTGCATGCTTAAGCTACCATGATCATTTAAGAATGTGAAGAACCGTTAACAGTTTTGAAAGAGCCAGATCATAGCATTGCGCGCGCTCGTATCCCCGCCACGCCTGCCCGCTTTGTGTAGTGGTTTTCATGCACCTGCATGACATAAGCAAAAGCCCGCCAGCTCTGGCGGGCATCAGCAAAAACGATCCTCAAACGATCATGCGATTTCATGCGGCATAGACATGCGTTGGCAAAAATGTACGAAATACTCAGCTTACAGGAAATGGTCTTTTTCCAACCTCCAGTTAGCCAAAGCAGAAACCAATATTGCAATTTGAAACTCCACAGTTGTGAAATTGATGTGGACCTACTCTTAGCTTGTGTTCGTCTCCTACAATCCGAGTCCCCTTAACCAACATATCTAATCTTTCCACAATCAATCTTTCAGGCGCATCAACTTTAATAATTAAACGAGGACCTTTCCTTTTTTCTATAATAGTTATTCTAGGACCAACAACCTGAACATCCCAATGCCTTGCACTACAAACCCACTCATTCTTAATTAATTCAAGATTAACAATACCTTGACTATCGTAAAATTTACCCGAAATAAGAAAAGCATTATTTTCTTTTTCAATGGTTAACAATGGCTCATTTTGAAACATTATTGGTACAGTACAGGATTCAAACGTCGCACCACCAAATATTATTGTTGGATGCCTATCAGAAAAGTCCAATATATCGGCCACATTCCCTTTTTGTAAGGCTGCAGGAGATTCCATTGCTTTAATTATTTTCTCTTTAGAGTAAAGACGTTTCGTTACTTTCGCATGGCACGTAGGACAAAGTAGTGCTATTGCATTTGGAGAGTGCTCCTTTGCATCAGCGTATGTGGGAATTACATGCTCATACTCAACAATGGGAGAAGCACAAACAACGCAACCAAAGCCACAGCGCTGCCTTACCTCCAGTTTTACAGGTTCAGGAATTGTTCTAGATAACCCATGCTTGTTAATAGTTGTCATAACCTTACCTTAAAACTTCGAGAAACCTTTTATATATTGATACTATATCAACTAACGCCTCGCACAGCTCGTTGTTCAACCTTGCTGACGCCAGAAGCAAGTTCAGACGCCAGCAACGTTTCTTAATGCAGCCAGCTGTCGTCTTCCCACACCTTCTGCATAATTTTCATCACTTGCTTCCTTTCTTCGTCCAGTTGCAGTCCGGTCAGTTCCACACCGTTAGAGCTACCTTTGCGGATACGAATTACCGTTTTGGGATACAGGGGGCGCAGATTACGGTAAAGCTCGGATTCAAGGGCGTCCAGGGTAGACTGGCTAATCTTCTGCTCTTTATCGATCATTATTTCAATGCGCATAAAAGTCACCTCAACTGATGACATCCATTGAGCGGTTGTATTCGTGGGTTCTGATTTTTGCCATGAGTTCATCTGTTAGTTCAGAAACCCACTGCAAAGCCAGCCCCTTCTCTTCATCACTACACTCACTAGCCGCTACAAGCTTAAGAAAAAAATCAATGCGCTGGAGCTTCAAAGACTCCAAAAAATAGTCCTGCATCTTTCCTCCTATGACACCACAAGAAATACTGTATAGATAACCACTGTTTATATTTACAGTATATAATAATCTTACTGATGTAAAACGTTTTTTTACGTTCATCAGCCTGATATGCCTGGTATTATTAAGAGCACGGATTGTTAACCCGCGTGATTAATACAGGTTCCGCCACTTATCATCTTCCTGCAAACGCTGGTTCCGATAGAAGATACGCAGGCCTGCTCCTGACGGAATACTGCCACCGCGAAGGAGCAAATCGACCTCTTTCTCGCTGCCATCAAATCCTCTGGACTTCAGTTCATAGACGAGCTGCTGACGCTGATACTCTGTAATTCGCTGTTTGTAGTCTTTACGCCGTTTCGGTTTAACCAGGCGTAATCTTGCTGCCAGTTCCCGGCGCTCTTTTTTGCTCATACTGTGCAGGTAATCGTGCAACTCCTTGTCATCCATGCGGGTGATATCCGTTCTGGTATCCCCATCAGCTGATTTGTCTTTCCCTTGTTGGTTCAAATTTTCAGCAAGGGGACAGTTATTGCCACGAGTCCAAGGGGCGCAAGCGCCCTGGTCGGCTGCCGCCTCCTGAACGTCAACGGCCTTACGAACCATTTTCCACTTCACTGCATGAGTGCAGATCTTGCCCTCTGCAATGGGTGACCAGATGCCATAAATACGA